GGAAAAAACTTATATTTTGACCTCTTTGACGAAAGGCTAATCGTCCGGACAGGGTTTCCGGAGGTCTACCGACCTCACCCCGCGGCTCCTCCGCATACGTGCAAGCTACCACCCGGTACGCAAGCATGATGGATGATCTGGACGCCCCTGCGTCGAGACCGAGGCAACTCGGATATGTCGTGCGTCTGCGATGACAGTGACGGTTGTTCCACCAGGAACGCACCCGTCGCTCGATGATCTGCTTTGCAGGTGATGTGTACGCACGCTTCGTTGAGACCCGTCGGGTCGATGCGGATCGCCCCCCACTCAGTCGTAAGGATACGATATGAACAAAGTAACTAACGCACTCCTCCTCAAGGATGAGGCACCGCGTTCCCACGTTGCCATCGCCTACGGCCTGATCGGTCTGGTCGTCGGTGCATTTGTCCTCAGCAACAAGTAACCATGGATGAACCGTCAGGTGGATCCGTGGGCCAGCAGAATAAGGGCCGTCGGATTTTCCGTCGGTTTCACTCTGTTGACCGTAAGCTGTGGGTGGTTCTCACCCGCCGCATGCACAGTGCTGTCACCGTTTCTGTCAAAGTAGAGAGTTCTCTCGCTTTGTTGACCGGTTACTGCATACTTGGGGGCCTAGCGGCCCTCGTCGTGAGGGCATTATGAGCAAGAAACTCGCTGGTTACCTGTGCGCCGCCGCGCTGGTCATCGTTGGTGTGGTCTCCCACAACCCTGCGTTGATCGGCACTGGCGTACAGATGGCTTCAGAGGCCAGCTCTCAGGAGGCTTAATGGGCCTGTTCAAATCCCTGAAGAAGCTGGTCAAGAAGGTCGTCGATGTGGTCGTCAAGGTGGTTAAGAAGGTAGTCGATTTGGTCGTGAAAGCGATCAAGGCTATCGTCAAGATCATCAAGAAGATTGTTTCGGTGATCATGTCATTCATCTCGAAGATCTTCAGCAAGATTGGGATCATTCTCATTATCATTCTGATAATCCTCGCGTTTTTCTTCCCCGCAATTTGGGCATTCCTCCAGTATCTCTGGGCCTCCTTCGTCAGCTTCCTTCAGGTAGCGTGGACCTGGGTGACTCAGACGCTGGGTGCTGCTTGGCAAGCGATCTCGTCGTTTGCCTCTGCAGCTTGGGGCTATGTTCAGGCGGCGTGGCAGTGGATCGCAGGTGCAGTTGCAGCCCTCTGGAAAGGTGCCGGCGCGGTCGCCGGTGCAGCGTGGGAAGCAGCGAAGGAGCTTGGTTCCGCAGCTGGTGGTGTGATCGGTGGGATCTGGGATTTCATCAAAGATAACCCAGAGCTCGTCGCTGGCGGCTTAGCCGCCTGGTGGCTCGGCAAGGATGGACTGATCCTCGCTGGGCTTGCCGTTGGTGCGTTCTTCCTGCTCCGCTCCTCCTCAGGAGGTGGGGGCAGTGGGAAAGGGACGCAAACCGTAACCGTCAACACAATGGGTGGCCAAGGTGCTTCTACGGCGTAACTTTCAAACAATGATCCCGCCCGGATCGCCCAACGCGATCGTTACCGGGCAGACGTTGAATGTTCTTCGGAACACCGTGGGTAAACCGCAGTACAATGAGGGCTCCAAGCCTCTCACTGGCTGGGAGACGGAGGCAGATGGTGCCTCCGTATCCATCGTGAGCTACGAGCAGAAGTGGGGCGACGCTACGGTGTCGTTCGTCGACAGCAATCGCTTCATCGCGGAGCTGAACGGCGCAACTCCCGTCACCACGCGTTTCCCCGTGATGCCCCGTATGATTCACGTCCCTGGGCAATTCATTGCGTCAACCTCCCCTTTGGCGCTCGATATGACCGAAGAGGAGGACATGTTGGTGAACGTCCTTCGCCAAGCCGGTTTCATCGTACCTGAGAACGATTTCTACAAGCTCCCAGCGTACGTGTACCGCCTTAAGAACTTGTCCATCAAGGCAATGTTCGGTGAAGACTTCGCTCCAATGTTCGAAGCGTGCAAGTTCTTCAAGCGCTACGGCCCGGGTGAGCTGATGCTGCAGGCTCTCCAACATGACTCGGATAAACGCTATCTCATGTCGATGTCTGACGTGATCGGCGTGAAGCTCGAGGCTGGCGGTGATGAGGTCGGCATTCTGCTCGATCTCCTGGAGCTGGGCTCGGTCACCGAGCTCGTCGCCCTGATGAACATGGTGAACGCCATGACCTCGATGCGCTTCGCCAAGTTGGTTGATACCGACAAGGATGAGGCTGGCGTCGGGATGACGTTCTATTACGCGATGATGGACGCGGGCTACCTGGCCCAAATCCCGCTCGACGTAATCACCGCGTTCGGGGCCGGTGACTCCAGCGGACGTGTCACGCTCTCGACTTTTGAGACCGTGGCCATTCCTCAGATCACGTTTGTGATTCCCGAGGAACAGCGGATTCACATCCCTACACTGCGCTCCATTACGCCTGGGCTCCATGAGTCCATGCTGAAGGCGCGTCTTCTCTACCGTATGTTGCTCGTGACGCGTTTCATGGAGTACAAGGGCTATCCTCTGGATGTCAATGTCACCCTGAAAAACGCCGATCGTCGCGCATTCTTCGAGCTAATGCTCTGAGGTCGTATGGACGATAACAACCTGCTCGACATCCCGGTGGACCATGTGTTCACCCGGACGGAGGTGGCCGAGGGAACGGCCGCCGGCTTTGCTGCCTCCGGGCTGCTGGCCGTTCTTCCCGAGCTGAAGAAAACCCAACTGACTGAGATTCTTTCGGTTTCTGAGTTCGACGGTACGTCCGATCTGATGGACGTCGTGGTTTCCCCGAACGTAGTTACACGGGTGTGGCTGTTCCAAGCCATCTCCGAGTACATTGCACGAGGAGACGCCGATGGACACGTCTAGTCTGGTTCCAACTCTACTGGGTATGGCGGTTGGCGGCGGCGCTGGCTACCTCTTGGGTCACAACTCTGTGGTCCAGGCCGAACCGGATCCGAAATCGGATGCAGCTGTGATCGCTGGTCTTAATCAGCGCATCAACCTGCTGCAAGCTCAAAGCGAAGCGAGCACTGCTCTCATCGCTGCGATGAAGGATCAGTCGTCTACGGGCCAGGCCGTTCAGGCTCAGCTCCAGGCGACTATTGCCGACCTCAACTCTAAGTTGTCGGGTCAGCAAGTAACCTTGTTTAACAACTTCCCTGCCGTTTTCGGCACCGGCGATCCTGCCGTGGGTGGTTGGATTCAGGGCCGTGACGGTCTTCTGATCTCGCGGATCCTTCCGAACTTCATCCCGAATCGTTCGTTGATCGCCCTCGCTCCAGGTTACCTGGGCGGGGATCTGACGACGGGTATCTCCGTCTCCGACCTCACGGTCAAGGCGAACGCTCGTCCGATCACCATCGGCAAGTCGGTAAATAACAGTCTGCGCATGACGCATCGTAACGGCATCTTCGGCTCTATGGCCACGATCCTGAACTTTGTCGAAGACGTGGCTGATGATCCCGACTTCATCTGTGGTGGATCGTCGTACGACGCGGCGGGTTCGTACCCGATCGACGTCATGGCAATCCCGATTGGTCGCAAGAGCATCATGTTGCTGCCGTTCGGCTTCAAGAAGATTCCTGCGTCGTGGACGTATCAGCAGTGGGCCTCGGCTCTGCTGCGCGATGCCTCCGCTGCAGGTGCTGCCGTGCCGCTTCCGGCGGTGGGCGCTCGCGCGTCCTACTTCCGCGGCGGTCTCAACCTCGCACTGTCCCACCGGACCGCGCGTAGCTTGACGCTCCGTTCCTGGAGCATCGTGGCTCACCCTCTCGCCCAATGGCAAGAGACGGTCACGAACGGCTGGACAGATGACGACTTCGCTCAGACGCGCCGCCAAGGCGACGTGTCTGTTGTGACGCGTCTGAACTCCTCGTCCGTTCCGAAGTTCTACCGCCCGGATGAGACTGGTGCTTATCCGGCGGTGGAGCTCGCACAATCGGCGTACATGTGATGGCTCGTCCTCCACACGAACAGGCGGCTATCGACCGTCTGCGCGCCGCTGGCCTAACGCCGATTACCGTCGCCACTCTCACAAGAGCTGGCTTCTGGTGTCGCGCGGGAATCGAAGCATCCTCGGATGAGTCGCTTCTGGCCGCCCCTGGGATCGGTCCTGCTACCCTGCAGACCATACGTTCCCTCTTTCCTAAGTCCTAGCTTTGCTAGGCGAGACTCGCTTTGCGAGCGTCCATAAGGACGGCCCCTTCGGGGGCTCTCTCTCT